TGTGCCGGGCATCAGCATGGCTACGACGTTCCGTGGCGGGCTCGCGCCCGGCTTCACGGGCGGCTGGAGCGCGTACTGGGAGGCCCATGAGCGACGAGCGGGTGACCGAAAGCAGGCTGTCTGAGGAATACCTCGTCAGCTTCCGCGAGCAGATCGGCGAGACCTACGCGACGTGGAAGGCCCGCGTCCAGGACGTGGACGCCCTCCTGCGCGGCGAGTGGCCGGTGCTCAAGCAGGGCGAGCGGCAGGAGATCAACTTCCCGCTGGTGCAGAACGTCGCCGAGACGTTCGTGCGTGACCTCGGCCGGATCGTCGCGGAGGTGACGCCCACGCCGCGCTCGGCGGCGAGGAACGACACCGACCGCGAGACGCAGAAGGCGCTGGTTCGCGCTCTCGTGGCCGAGACGCACTGGCAGGCCGACCGTGGCCCGCTGATGGTCCCGCTGTGGGCCATGGACCTCGCGGTCACCGGCGCGGCCTTCGCCGTGTCCTGGGTGGACCGCTCGCCGTATCCGCGCTTCATGCGGGTGGACCCGCGCTTCTGCTACCCAGACGTGTTCAACGGCCAGCTCCAGGAGCTCCTCGTCGTCCAGCGCGTGAAGCGCCGCGTCGCCGAGCGGCTGTTCCCCGACCTCGACCTCGGTCGGGCCCAGCGCGGCTCGGACACCGTGGAGATCTGGGACCTGTACTGCTACGACGAGGTCGTCAAGGCCGTGGCGGCGCTCGGCAACAACGGGAAGCCGCTCGGCCCGGGAGGGGTCCGCATCGTCAAGCGCTGGCGGCACGACCTCGGCGTCCCGCCGGCGGCCATGGTGCAGCTGCCCTCCCCCGACGGGCGGATCGTCGGCATGCTCGACCAGGTCGGCGGTTCGCTCGTGGCGAAGAACCGCATCGTGCAGCTGCTCCTGGACTACATGGATCAGCTGGTCCACTCGCCGCTCGTGATGAAGAACGTCCTCAACCCCGAGGACCCGCCCGGGCCGAGGACGATCTACCAGCTCGACCCGACGAGCGAGTCCGGCATCACGCGCCTGCAGATGCCCGGGGTTCCGCCCGAGGTGCTCTCCATCATCGGCTTCCTCGACCAGCAGCAGCACGCCGGCCTCGCCTACCCGGCCTCCCGCCAGGGCCAGATCGAGCAGTCCATCGCCTCGGCGGCCTTCGTCGCGTCCACGCAGGGGCCGCTCACCTCACTCGTCCGCCAGATCCAGATGCTCCTCGGCGACCTTCGCCAGCAGATCCACCGCGTCGGGTTCCAGCTGGACGAGCGGTACCTCGACCGCGAGAAGCCGCTGTACCGGCCGGTCGGGAACCAGGCGACCTATCGCCCGACCAAGGACATCGACGGCCGGCACGAGATCGAGATCGTCTACGGCGTCGGTGCCGGCCTGGATCGGCTGAACGCCGACGTCCGGCTGCTCCAGTTCCGGGGTGCCGGCATCGTCTCGGACGAGACGGTCCGGGCGAACGTCGAGTTCCTCACCGACCCGCAGGCCGAGCCCGACCGCATCGAGCGGGAGGAGGTCGCCCGCGCCATCCGCCAGCGATTCCTCACGGACCCGAACATCAGCTTCGACTTCATCGCGGAGGTGCTCACGCTCCAGCGCCGCGACGGCCTCTCGCTCGTGGACGCCGTGGCGAAGGTGCGCGAGCGCATGGCCGCCGAGCGCGCCCAGCAGGCCCAGCAGGCCGAGCAGGCCGGGCAGCTCCCGCAGCCGGAGCAGGCTCCGCCCGCTGCCGAGCAGCAGGTCGCGCTCTCGCGCGGCGCGGTCCCACAGCCAGTCCCGCTCCCGGCGGCGTTCCAACCGCCGCCGCTCGAACAGGTCCTCGTCAGGGGAGGTGGATGATGGCGAAGAAGGCACACCCCGGCTTCGACGCCGTGGCGCGCAGCATCGCGAAGCGAGAGGGCGTCTCGCTCGAGCGGGCCCGGGCGATGCTGGCCGCTGGCACCCGGCGCGCGTCGGCCGCCGCCAAGCGGCGCAACCCGAACCTGCGGAAGGTGAAGGGCTGATGCCGCTGCGGAAGGGTCGCTCGCAGAAGGTCGTCTCGGCAAACGTGCGGAAGCTCGTCCACGAGGGCTACCCGGTCAAGCAGGCCGTGGCGATCGCGCTGCGCGTGGCCGGCAAGGCGAGGAAGCGGAGGTAGCGTGGCGGACGCGCCCATCCGACGCCGTGCCGGCACGCCCGACCAGCTGCCTCAGGGCGCTGCCACGCAGCTGAACGAGGCGCTGCAGGCCGTGCCCGACCAGCAGCCGGCTCCGACGCCCGAGCCTGCGCCTGCCCCGCAGCCGGACGTGCTGCCCCAGGCTCCCCGCCGGGACCTGTCCTTCCGGCCGGCGAACGACGTGGAGGAGTTCCTGTTCGGTCCGCCCAGGGACGGCGAGGCCGGCGCGGGCCTCGACGTGCAGGGTCGCATCGCGCCCACGCCGGATGTCCTCCGCGCCGCACCGGTGATCGTCGAAGCGGCTGCCCAGCCGGACGCTCCGGAGCAGCTGCGCGTTCTCGCCCGTCTGCTCGTCCACTACCTGGGGGGCTAGGCCGTGCCCGTCCAGGTGACGCAGGGCGGCGGCGTATCCGAGCCGAAGCAGGGCCGCAAGCGCGGCACTCCAGCTCCCGCGCCCGAGCCGAGCGCCGCAGCCCAGCTCGCCGAGCGGGCTCGGGAAGTTCCGATGGGGCTCGTGCAGCGGCACCCCGGTCTTGCGCTCCGGCTGATGATGGGCGCGATGCCCAAGCGCCAGCTCGGCGAGGTGGCCAGGGCTGCCGATGCCGTGACGAGCTGGGTCGCCCAGCGCGAGTCCTTCGCCGGCATCCCGGGCTCGCTCGCCGCCGTCCGCTACACCGTCCTCTCCCGCGTGCCGGCCGAGCGCAGGGACGCCGCCCTCTCCGTGCTGGATGAGCTCCAGCGGCTCCCCCGCGATCAGCAGGGTCCGCTCATGCTCGCCCTCCAGCAGGCGCTCGCGTCCGGCTCGGCCACCGTGCCGCCCGTGATCACGCAGGCGCTCGCGGCGCACGGTGCGCTCACGCCCGAGGTCGAGGCTGCGCTCGCGGAGGCGTTCCAGCCTTCGGGTCCCGGTACGGTCGGAACCGCCATCCACGACTGGCTCGAGCTCGTACCCGAGCGCCCCGGCGCTGCCGCGGGGCAGCTACTCAACGCTCCGCTCGAGGTCGCCGGCGCGGCCGGCGGCGGACTCCTCCGGGCCTTCCACCTCGGCGGTGTCGCCGGCGCGGCGGGCGCTGCGGCCCGGGGCCTCGAGACGGCATTCTCCAAGGTCGTTGCCGGCGTGGCCGACGTCCTGGCGGCTCCGGTCGTCCTCACCAAGGGCTACAAGTGGCCGCACGAGACGCCCGAGCCGTTCGGCACGCTCGTCGACTACTACACGAACGCGGCCGTGGCGAACGGGCTCCGGTCGCTGGACCCCGAGCAGCGTGCGGTGGAGGATGCGCTCGCGGTCGCGCAGAGGGACCAGCAAGCGGGCCGGCTCCTCGGCGTCGAGACGAACCCGCAGACCGGGCAGCCGAGCCTCTACAGCGAGCGCATGCGCAACGTCATGGACTTCCTCGCGCAGTGGGTCGTCGGCGGCAAGATCGCGAAGGCGGCAGCCGCGCTCAAGACCGCGCGCGCCGTACCCCGGGAGATGCTGCCGCCCGCGACCGGAGTCATCGAGGACACGCTGTACCGCATCGCGTCCAAGGGCGTCGAGGACTTCGTGACCACGCGCCGGGGCCGGTCCCTCATCAAGGACGTCATGCGCACGACGGGATCCCACCCGGACTCGCCGGTCGCCGCGCTCATGGAGCGCTTCCGGAACATGCCGGCGGAGCTCGCGAAGAAGCTCGCCTACGGCACAGCCGACGAGCGTGCCCGTGCGCTGGTGGACTACGTCAAGGAGGGTCCCACGACCGACGGGCTGCGGAACATCAAGACCCGCCTCGCCGAGATCGACTCCGAGCTGGGTCGCACGCTCGAGGCGGTGCCGGAGCCGGGGACGCCGCGGCTTGGGATGGTGGAGGCGCGGGTCAACCGCCTCCTCGCGGAGCGCATGCAGCTCGAAGCGAAGCTCGGCGACCTCATCAACCGCGAGCCGCTGTACCAGTGGCCGAACGCCTCCTTCGCCCGGGCAGTGGTGCGGGACGTTCCGGCGACGAAGCTCGAGAACGTGGTGGCCGCCCTGCATCGGGGCTCCCGCTTCCGTCTCTCCCGGCTCGTGGACGACCTCCCACGGTTCCCCGAGATCTGGATGCCGACGGCAGCCTCGAAGCCGGTCGATTGGGCCACGCACAACGCCTCGGTCATCGGGGACTACCTCCGGAGGGCCGGGACGCCCACGGCCACCATCCGGCGGGTCATGCAGGAGATGCTGGATGCGAAGACGCACTTCGACGCGTTCCACGACTGGCTGACCGGGACCGTGCCGGATGCCATCGCGGATGGCCTCACCCGGGGCAGGTACTCGACGGTCGAAGCCGCGCGCGCGGCCGTTCAGCGGGGCGAGTTCCGGGGGCTGGACCTCCAGATCTTCGACGAGGTGACGCGCATCTTCCGCAAGAGCGCCGAGGAGGTCGAGCACTCCCGCGTCCACGTGGTGGCCGGCACGCACCCGGTGACGGGCGACCCCATCCGCGTGGCGGAGCCCGTGCTGTGGTACGAGGAGGGTGGCCTCAAGCGGGCGCTGCCGTCCCAGCCGACCGAGCTCGTGGAGAAGGTCACGCTGCCGTCGGTGGACACCCTGACCGAGGCGAACTCGCTCATCTCACGGATGAAGAACGCCGTGCCCGGAGTGCGGCATGCGTTCGACGCCGCGCGGGGTGTGCTGAAGACGGCGACCACGGTCTTCAAGCCCCTCATCCTCGGTCCTCGCGTCGTTGCCATGACGCTGCGCATCCAGATGGAGCAGGTGGCGCGCATGGCTGCCTTCGGCTACCGGCCCTCCGAGATGTTCATCTCGCTGGCGGGGCGCGGCCTTGCCCGCACCCCGCTCCCGTTCGGGCTCCCGATGCCGAAGGAGATGCTGGAGTACCTCGCGGAGCGGGGCAGGGTACTCGGCGAGATCGACTCGACCGACCTTGGGATGCTCATGGACTACGCCCAGAAGGGCTCCGATGGCGAGATCGTCTGGAAGAGCCACCCCGAGTGGACGAACGGAACGGTCCTGCCGAAGAAAGGTGAGGCAAGGCTAGCAGCCCAGGCGCTCCAGGAGTACTACTGGGAGAAGCACACCGACCCCATCGTCCGCACGCTCGCGCGCGTCGGCCCCGACCGGTTCCTGGCCGAGCTGAAGCGGAGCGACTACCTGTCCTTCAAGTTCGCGGAGATCAAGCCGCAGATCGAGCGCATGGGCATCAGCGTCGAGGAGTACGTCGCGCGCAAGTGGCAGGAGCTCCAGGACATCACGAGCGGCGACCCTGAGCTGATCCGTGCCATCGGCACCGGCGTCTGGCGCTACAAGGGCGCGGTGCCCGAGGAGATCGCCGGCCGGCTCGAGGTGCTGCGGACCGACCTCGAAGCCGGCGAGCGGGCCCTGGCCGAGGCGACCGCGAACAAGGAGTCCCCGGCCGTCCTCGCCGAGCTGAGCCGCAACGTGAAGGAGCTGCGCGAGCGCGTCGCGAAGCTCGAGGAGGAGGCGGCGAGCTACGGCAAGGGCGTCCGGCTCGGCGATGCGAACGCCGTGAGGAAGCAGCTCGCCAAGCGGATGAGCAGCGGCGAGTGGCGTCCCCCGCCGTCGATCCCGTACCGGATGGGGATGGTGCGCGGCGGAGGCCTGACCGGCTGGGAGCTGCTGGACAACCTCGTCCGGGCATTCTCGGATTTCGCCTACCTCCCGATGCGGTTCGCCACGAAGGCCGACCTCGAGCTGACGCGGGGCACGCTCTACTGGCAGGTCTACGAGCGGACGATGGCCACGCTCGAGCGGCAGGGCTGGGCCCCCGAGTTCGCTGAGGCGGCCGCCCGGGCCCGGGCCAACGTCATCACCAAGGACATCATGTACGACCTCGCCGCGCGCTCGAGCCTGCACCGCGCGCTCGGTGACCACAGCTACTTCCTCCCTGCCACGCAGGAGGTCACCTACACCTGGCTCGTGAAGATCCCCTCTCGCTACTACTGGCCGGTCGGCGCGAGCTACCTCGTGTTCAGGGGCAACGAGCTGCTCGACCTGCTCAAGGCGACCGGAGCCATCCGCAAGGATCCCTACGGCCAGGACATGCTCATGGCCCCGTGGGTGGGATGGATCCTCAAGCCCGCTGCGGCCGCCGGCCTCATCACCGTCCCCGACACGATCTTCGGGCGGCCGCAGTCGCTCAACCTGATGTTCCAGGGCCTCCCGCAGCTGTCCACGCCCGACAACGTCCTGCTCGGACGGCTCGCCCGGAACTACGGTGGCGTGTTCGAGGCCATCTCGAACGTCCTGCAGCAGTTCGGACCCGACCAGTCCATCTGGCCCGCGCACTTCACCTACGCCTGGGAGTTCGCCACGACCGCCCTCGATGAGCCCGGCCCCCCACCCTTCGCCTTCGACGGCGGCTACTCGAAGGTCGTCTTCCAGCGGACGGAGGATCAGGCTATCCAGGCCGCGTACCAAGAGATGCTGGACGAGGGCATCAAGCCGCCTCGCCCCGAGCAGTTCCTCACCGACAAGAAGGACCCGCGCAGCGGCCAGCCCATCGCGGACGAGGCCGCCTACAAGGAGGCCCTGCAGAACTGGTGGGACGAGCTGCAGGCTCGGGCGCACTCCCGGCTGCTCGGCCTGCTCGGCGTCCGCCTGTTCGGATCCACCGTCGGGCCCTTCTCGGTCCAGGCGACCGAGGAGGAGCGCCTCCAGTACCAGCGGTTCTGGCAGAGCCTCGGTGTTACGAGCAAGTCGCAGCTGACGGATGCCCAGCGCGAGGTGCTCGACCAGTGGCTCAAGGACCACCCCGAGTCCCTGGCCTACGCGACGAGCTACTACGGACCCGGCGACGGGAGCCTGCCGTACAAGGACTTCGGCGAGGGGCAGTTCGACGACAAGCTCCGGGCCGGGCTCATCCGGGTGCTCCCGCCCGAGGAGTACGTCCGCGCGATCCAGACGTGGGACGCCTACCGCGTCTTCATCAACCGCGTCCACAACTGCGCGCAGAAGGCCGGCGCGACGCCGGCCGAGCAGCTGCGCAACTGGGCCGTCTACTCCGCCTGCTCGCGTGACGCGCGCTACGAGTGGGAGCGGTTCCTCGCGCTGAACCCCGACGCGTGGGCCTACATCAAGGACAACAAGGAGCGTTGGGCCAAGCTCACGGGGGAGAAGCCGAAGCAGACGTTCGAAGCCGAGCGGCTGGCCGAGCTGCAGAACCTCCTCAAGGAGTCGGCGGCCTACCTGAACGAGGCGGGGGTGGGCTACGAGTACCGGGCCGTGGCCGGTGCCCTGAACGAGCTCGCCACCTACGAGAAGCCGACGACCGAGCGGGGGAAGCTGATCGCCTGGTACATGAACGACATCGTCGGCGCCTACTCGGCCAAGCTCAAGGAGCTGTACGACAAGGCCGAGGAGTTCCGCCTCAACAGCCAGGACGACAAGGCCGCCCAGGTCTACGACGCCATCCGCCGCTTCAAGGACTCGCAGGGCCCGGTCATCGGACCGGACGGCGAGCGGTACCCGAGCCCCCAGGTGTTCCTGTGGAACGCGATGGAGCCGGAGGCGAGGGAGCAGGCCAAGCTCGCCTGGGCCTCGAAGCCCATCTCCTGGCTCTCTCAGTTCCAGCGGGCGCGGGTGTACCGGAACCTCGGCGCGCCGCCGTCGAAGGTGAGCGCCTTCCTCGAGGAGATCCAGAGCATCAACCGCGACTACTACGAGGCCCTGAACAAGCTGAACCCCGCGCCCGACTCACCGCAGCGGCAGTGGATGGACGCGCTGCGCGAGAAGCTGTTCTCCCGCACGGCCGACAAGTACGGCCCCTGGGCGCGGGACGTGCTGAAGCTCGAGCTCGCCCCGCCCATCGTGCGGTACGAGGCCATCGGCTACGGCATGGACAACGAGCTGTGGGCGAAGATGGTCGAGGCGGCGAAGTTCGACTACGAGCAGATCAAGCGCCAGGGCTACAACCCGGCCTGGTACTCGCAGTACGCGGTCGAGCGCAAGGCGTACCTGGAGTCGGTCATCGAGCGCTACCGGGACCCCGCCTCGCCCGACTACGACCGAGCCTTCGCCCGCCTGTGGGAGCAGCTCCAGGCTGCCCTTCCCGAGGGGAACAGGATGCGGGCGTGGATCCCGCTGTACGAGGCGGTCCTGTTCGGCCAGTTCCGCCCGGAGCCGTTCGGGCAGGAGAACCTCATCAAGGCGATCCAGGGAGGCTGAGATGGCGAAGGACGAGAACCAGTTCCTCGGGACGCCGCCGCCCCAGAACACGGGGAACGGGGGCTCGGGCTCCTCCGGCGGCTCCTCGGCTCCGCCTACCTCGCCGGTCGAGCCGTACCTCGCCCTGCTTCAGTCCCTCTACATCCCGCTCACCGCCGAGGCTCGCGCCTGGGCGCAGCAAGCGGCCAGCAACCGCTGGGGCCAGGCCGAGGCGCTCTACCACCTCCGGCAGACCCGCTTCTACCGCGAGGCCTTCCCCGGCATCTTCAACCCCGACGGCACGCTGCGGATGACCGAGGCCCAGTACATCGCCACCCGGAACGCCTACGAGGACATCGCCGCCTCGGTCGGCATCCGGCTGACCGACGCGCAGATCGCGCACCTGTTCCGCAACGACGTGAGCGTGAGCGCGTTCCGCACCCGGGCCCAGGCCGTCGCCACGATGCGGGACAACCGCGTCGCCTTCCAGCAGTTCAAGCAGACGCTCGAGGCGATGGGCATCAAGCGCGACGTGCGGGAGAAGGACCTGCTCGACTTCGTGGCTGGCCGGGCCGACCCCGAGTGGTACCGCATCTGGCGCGAGGCGCAGGCCCGCACGGCGGCGACGATGGCCGGCCTGAACGTGCGGGACAAGGGCGAGGCGGCCACCCAGACGAGCATCGGCCGGGGCCTGGTCAAGCGGGTCGCCGCAGCCGGCCTGTCCGACGCCGACCTGCAGAAGAGCTTCGAGCAGCTGGCCGACCTGTTCCTCTCGGTCCTGCCGGAGAGCCAGATCCGGGGCGTCGGCCTGAACAAGCGGCAGCTCGTCACCGCTGTGGTCGGCGGGAAGAACGCCGCCCGGGCGCGCGAGGTCCTGGGACAGCTGATGCGCAACATCCAGGCCTTCGAGCAGACCGACCGCGCCGAACAGCAGCTCGTGCCCACCGCCACCGGCGCGGTCCTGGTCGGGGGCAAGCCTCCGACCCAGCGGTCCGAGTGAGCTACGGGTACGGGTCGCCGTAGTCGTACGCCCCGGTCGCGCCGACCGGCGCGGTGGGTCCGCTCATGCCGGCGACGTCCGCAGGACGGATGGGCTCCTCCGGCGGCTCGCCCATCATGAGCGAGAAGAACCACGCGATGACGACGGCGATGTAGGCCGCGATGACGTAGGCCACGAGGATCGCCAGCTTCTCGAGCAGCCACCTCATGGCGCAAGCGTACGCCCGCCCTTGACGAGGGCGCAAGCCTGTGCGCGGGCGGGACCTGCCGGCCCCCGCCGTCACGGCAAGAGTCCGCGCGCCTGCGCGGCCCGGCGGCCGACCGCTGGCCTTCTAGCGGTGTAACCCCTCTTCCGGTGTGCCCCGCACCGTCACCACGGGAGGAAGTGATGGACGACGACGCCCTGTTCGACCAGGAGGACGAAGAGCCCGAGGTGGAGAACTCCACCATCCGCCAGATCCGCGAGCACGCCCGCAAGCTCGAGAAGGAGCTGAAGGCGGCCCGCAAGGAGCTGGAGGAGCTGCGCGCCTACCGCGAGCAGGCCGAGCGCGAGAGGACCGTGGCTTCGGCCCGGACCATCTTCGAGCAGGTGGGCCTCAACCCGAAGTGGGCCGAGCTGTACCTGAAGGCCCAGGATGGCGCGGAGCCCACGCCCGAGAGCGTGCGGACCTGGGCGCAGGAGTACGGGCTCGCCGTCCCCGAGCCGGAACGGGAGACGGCCGAGCAGCCGGCGAGCGAGCCGGCGTTCGTGCCGACGCAGCCTGCCGCTGCGGCTGCCTCGACGCAGGGTCCGATCACCTGGAAGGAGTTCGCCGAGCTCCACCGCCAGGACCCGGGCCGTGCGGTCCGCGAGGCGCAGCAGCGAGGGATCGCCGACGTCGGAGAGGTCGGAGTCCTCTCCAGCTGATCCCTGAGGAGTTGAGGCAACATGGCGAACGAGACCACGACCACGACCGCGGACGACACGGTCATCACCGCCCTGCACCGGGCGCTGATGGAGGAGCTGCGGCCGCTGGTCCTGCCCTTCAAGACCCTGTTCATGCAGGCCGACCCGTTCGGTGCCGGCCGCACGGTCCAGATTCCGAAGATCACCGACCCCGGCGCGGCCGCCGGCATCGCCGAGGCGACCGACGGGACCAACACGGCCATCAGCACGGGCAACGTGACCGTGACGGCCTCGGAGCAGGCCATCATGGCGACCCCGACCGACGTGCTGTCCGAGGCGAGCGAGTTCGACGCCTACGAGTGGGTCCGGGAGGTCCTGGTCCGCTCGCTCGCGGAGCGGCTGAACGACCAGTTCTGCGGTCTGTTCGGCGGCTTCTCGAACGTCACGGGCACCTCCGGGTCGGCGCTCACGCTGACGCAGTTCATCACGGCCGTGAGCGCGCTCGCCCAGCGCGACGTGCCCGGCCCGTACACGGCCATCCTGCACCCCGTCCAGGTGTTCCACCTCCAGACGGCGACCGGCGGCATGCTGTCGGGGCCGAACAACAGCAACTTCCTGGCGAACCCCCAGCTGAAGCAGTCCATCATGGACTCGGTCCAGCGGGACGCGTACGCCGGCTCGCTCATGGGCGTGGACATCTGGCAGACCAGCTCGGTCGTGACGGCGAACGCCGGCGCGGACCGGGCCGGCGTGGTGGCCTCGAAGGACGCCATCGTCTGGCACCAGCTGCGCGACTTCCGGGTCGAGCTCCAGCGGGACGCCTCGCTGCGTGCGACCGAGATCGTCGCCAGCTACAACCTGGGTGTCGCCCGGGCGGATGACCCCCGGGGCCAGGCCGTCATCACGAAGGCGACCGCCTAGTAGCCGGTGCGTGGGGGGCCGGCCCCTCCGGCCCCCCACCTCACCCGTAGGGAGGGAGCATGGCTGACAAGCCGAAGGCCGCAGACCTGGTCGCGCTGCCCGTCGCGGCATCGCAGAAGCAGTACCGTGGGATCCGGGTCCGCGAGGTGAAGATGGTGGCGCCCGTCTGCGAGGAGTGCCAGTCGAAGCGGCGTCCCCGCTGGTGGGAGCGCTGCCAGCACAACCCCTACTTCAGCAAGTCCCCGCGCACGCTCACGACCGTGGTGCTGCGCTGCTCGGTGTGCGACGAGCGCGTCGAGGGCCAGGCGCTCCACTGCGGGCAGAGCACGTTCAAGCAGGACGGCGTGGAGGAGACCGTCCAGTACGAGATGGTCGCGAACGTGCGACCGATCCGGGTGGACGAGGGCACGGACTCCGGCAGGGCCGTCGAGCGCGCGCTCGCGCAGGGCTTCCGGTGGCCGCAGGAGCTCGGCATCGCGCCGATGTGCGAGTTCCCCGGCTGCTACGAGCCGAACCCGAGGGTGCGAACGGCCTTCGGGAGCTACTGCAACGAGACCGAGGCCAAGATCGTCATCCACTCCATGGGGGCGGAGGCGGTCGAGGTCTTCAACGATCGCATCCGCCAGGAGCAGCTGCGGCGTGTCAGCATCGGATGAGGTCCGGGACGAGGCCCTGAGGGCGCTGCGCATCATCCTGCGGCCGCAGGCCGGCTCCCGCGTCTTCCGGGGGGCCATCACCGCCGCCGATGCGGACGGTGCCCGCGTCGAGCCGTGGAACCGCTCGGTCACCGTGGCCGCCCCGACCGGCAAGGGCCGGGCCCGACTCGTCCCCATCGCGAAGCGGACGCCGCGCGAGCGTGCCGAGCAGCTGGCGCTGCACTTCGTCGCGCACCTGGAGGCCCGGGCTCGTCAGCTCGGGCGGCCGGTCACACCCGCGGATCTCAGCGACGAGGAGTACCGCGCGTTCGGTGCGGAGTTCTGGCGCGAGGGCGAGCCTGTGGACGTCGAGACCCTGCGGCGCGTCGCCGGGATGTACCTCGACGCCGTGCAGCGGGGCTCCGGCAGGGACGTGCGCTTCACCGTGGCGGGGCATGGTACGAGAGGAGCACGATGATGGACACGGAACTCATCCTGGTGGGCGGCAGTCTCGTCCGGCTGGAGGCCGCCCGGCTCAAGGTCGTCACCGGCACCGACCCCGCCGCCGGGCAGGAGTGGTTGGTGACCGTGCCGAACGGCAAGGTGTGGAGAGTGCTGGCAGTCCTCGTCGAGTTGCTGACCGACGCGACGGTAGCCAACAGGGCTCCGCGACTCCAGATCGACGACGGTAACACCGCAAACAGGTTCGCCGTCATTCCTTCCTCCGGGCTACAGACCGCGTCCCTCCTCAATCGGTACGAATGGTTCAGCGGCGTCGGGAGCGGGTGGACGGGTTCGGACTCCGCCTCTCGGTTCGCTCCGCTGCCCGACATCCTGCTCCCACCGGGCTACCGGCTCCTCAGCACCACCACAAACCTCCAAGCCGGCGACAACTGGAGTGCTCCGGTCCTCTATGTGGCCGAGTACGACATCTAGGAGGTATCGACATGGCGAACGAGCCCACGATCCACGACTGCGCCGAGGCCGGCTGCGAGGTCGCGCCGGACGGCACCGCGCTCCGCGAGGTCATCGTCGAGTTCGAGGGCCAGCAGGTCAAGGTGCCCGAGGGCGAGAAGGTGCCGGTCCTCGGCGAACCGCTGCCGGACCACGCCGTGATGCTGTAGCCGATGGCCGTATCAACCGCCGACCTCATCCCTCGCGTGCGGGACCTGCTCGGGGACCGCCCCTGGCAGACGACCGGCACGGCGGTGGACGCTTCCACGACGTCCGTGACCGTGCCCGACGGGACGCGCTGGGCGGCGGGGAACGTCGGCGAGTTCCAGGACAACGGCGAGCAGGTGCTCGTCTCCTCGGTCTCGGGCAACACGCTCACGGTGGTGCGCGGCTACGCCGGCACGACGGCGCAGGCCCACTCCTCCATCGCGCTCGTGCGCGACCCGACCTACACCTACCGGCAGGTGCTCCAGGCGCTCACGTGGGCCGTCCAGAACCTCTGGCCGTACGCCTGGAAGACCGAGACCATCACCATCACCCCGGACCCGAACAAGGACTGGTACGACGCCTCGGCAACCGCCATCGACGTCGTGCGCGTGAGCCAGCGCTACGGCTCCTCGAACCAGTACCTCGGGATCTTCGGCTCCGAGGGCAGCGGCAAGCCGGTCGAGTTCGCCCGGAACCTGCCGACCGGGCTCGTCGCCTCCGGCTCGGGCTTCCGCTTCCCGCGCGGCCTCTTCCACGGCTCGAACACCGTCACGGCGGTGATGCGTGCGAAGATCACCGGGACCGCAGACATCCCCGACGGCTCGCCGCCCGTGGCCGATGCGGTCGTCCTCGGCGCGTGCTACCGCGTCGTCCTCGGGACGCAGACGCAGCGCACCGGCACAGAGGTCCGAGCCGACATCCTCGACGGCGTGCAGGGCTCCGACCGTGCCCGCACGGCGCTGCTCTGGAAGCAGGAGTGGCAGCAGGCGCTGCTGCGCGTGAGGGCCGAGTGCGCGGCGCTGTACCCACCGGCAGGCAAGGCATGAGGAGGTCCTGATGGCGATCCAGTTCTCCACCGCTGTCCGCAACGCCAGGCTCGACCAGGTCGAGACGACCATCGGCACGAGCCCGAAGCTCCAGATCCGGACGGGAGCCCCGCCGGCCGACTGCTCTGCCGCCGACTCCGGCACGCTGCTCGTCGAGATCACGCTGCCGTCTGACTGGATGGCCGCCGCCTCCTCGGGGTCGAAGTCGAAGCTCGGCACGTGGTCGGCAACGGCCTCGGCCTCCGGCACGGCCGGCCACTTCCGCATCAAGGACTCGGCCGGGACGACCTGCCACATGCAGGGGACGGTCGCGACCTCGGGCGCCGACCTGAACCTGGACAACACGAGCATCAACAGCGGCCAGACGGTCACCGTCAACACCTTCACGCTGACCGACGCGAACGCCTAGGTAGGGGGCGCGCATGGCCGCCCCCATGCTCGCCGCAGAGGGCTCGGTCGCGGCGGTCACGAGCGGCAACCTGACCGTCACCCTGCCGGCCCACCAGGCCAACGACATCCTGGTCGCCTGCGTCGTGGGCTGGGTGCCGAACACGACGAGCGGGACGGCCACGCTCACGGCACCCTCGGGCTGGACCAAGGCCGCGAGCGACACGCTCATCACGTCGGGCATCATCGACGGCGAGTGGGCCATCTTCTGGCGTCGTGCGGCGTCCAGCTCCGAGACGAACCCGACGTTCACCCGCCCCTCGGGATGGGACACGGGGACCGACACCTGCTTCGCGGGTCGCGCCTACGTCGTCCGGGGCTGCGTCACGACGGGCGACCCGTGGGACCAGATCGCGCAGTCCCCGCTCTACAGCACGGCGAACGGCGCGGTTCCCGCCGTCACCGTCTCCGGCTCGGAGCGCACGGTCATCCAGTTCTTCGTCTCCTCCGACGACCTATCGGCGGGCTCGGTCACGGGCTGGACGGCTGGCACGGCGGCGACGACGACGACCGGGACCGACGCTGGGTTCCAGACGTTCCGCAAGGAGAACGTCAGCTCCTCGACGAGCGCGGATGCTTCGACCGCCTCCGCTCCGGCGCAGGGCCGCTACATCTTCTTCGGCGCGAGCTTCGTCCCGGCACCGGCTCCCATCACCGGCAACCTGTCCCAGACGCTCGGTGCCGCGACCCTCTCGGCCTCCGGCCAGGTGAGCGTCAGCGGCTCGCTCTCAAGCACGCTCGGTGCGGCAACCGGCTCGGCAGCCGGCTCCGTCGCCGTAGCTGGGAGCCTGTCGAGCACGCTCGGCACAGCGACCCTGTCTGCCTCTGGCGGGGTCCAGGCCTCGGGCTCGCTGTCGAGCACGCTCAGTGCGGCCACGCTCAGCGCGTCCGGGACCGTCGGAGCGGCCGAGATCACCGGCAACCTGTCCCAGACGCTCGGTGCCGCGACCCTCTCCGGCTCTGGCGGGGTCCAGGTCGCCGGCTCGCTGACGGCCACGCTAGGCTCGGCGACGCTGTCCGGCTCGGGCGGGGTGACCGTCGGCGGCACCCTGTCTTCCGCGCTCGGGGCGGCCACCCTCTCCTCCAGCGGCGCGGTCGAGGTCTCCGGGCAGGCCTCCGTAGGACTGGCCGCTGCCTCCCTGTCGGCCAGCGGCTCGGTGGGCGGGGGCGAGATCACCGGGCAACTCTCCGTCACCCTTGCGTCTGCTGCCGTGTCCGCTTCCGGGGCCGTCGAGGTCTCGGGCTCGCTCAGCGTCACGCTCGGGTCGGCAGAGCTCGGCGGGCACGGGTCGACGCTCCCGGCGAAAGATGCCTTCCACCTGCTCCTACTCCTGAGCTGGCAGGCCCCGGGCTACCCGGCCTCCTGGTGGCAGAAGCCGAGGGGAACGAGCGCGGGTCGGGACGCCCTACGCAGGCGTGGTATGCCTTCCTGGAGAGGATAGCCATGGCGGACAACGTCGCGGTCACACCGGGACAGGGTGCGCTGGTCGGAACTGACCTGCGCACGATCAGCGGCGACCCGGTCCATGTCCAGCGTGTGGACGAGCAGGGTTCGACCGCCGTCGCCACCGCGCAGGTCACGGTGGGCACGAGCGCAACCGTACTCGCCGCCGCGAGGGAGACCCGCAAGGCCGTCCTGGTCGCCGTAGACGCCTCGGCCTCGAAGCCGGTGTACGTGGGCGGCGTCGGCGTCACGACCGGCACCGGGGTGAAGCTCGCGGCGGGCGAGGCGCTGGAGGTCCGGACCACCGCCGCACTGTACGGGGTCGTCTCCTCCGGCTCCGTCACGGTCTACGTGATGGAGGAGTACGATGCCTAAGCGACTGCCAGCCTCCGAGCTGCCGCTGTACATCAACGTCAAGAAGTACGGGGCACTTGGCGACGGCGTGACCGACGATACAGCTGCCATCCAGGCGGCCATCGACGAGGCTGCCGGTGTGCGCGGCGGGGTGTTCTTCCCCCCAGGCGACTACCGATTCACCCAGCTGCTCTACAAGCCCTACGTTCACCTAGTCGGAGTGGGCCACGGCAGCAAGCTGATCTGGACCTCGCCGAACCCAGACGGCGGCCTCGTCCCGGCGAACTGGTACGGCAGCAAGAACTATACCCTGAATGTCCGCATAACCAATCTGCACATGAGCGTCGCGAGCGACTGGAGCGATACTAACGCCTACCCGATCCTTTTCATGTACTTCTGTATCGACTTCTTCCTGAGCAACCTCTGGTTCAGCGCCAGCCAGAAGGTGGTTACCTGTTTGAAGGCGACCAAGACCTACCAGGGTCAGGTCGTGAACCTGGTGGTCGATGGCGCTTGGCATGGGATCCGTTCCGTGGTTGGCTCCGAGACGTTCGGCCTCAGAAACACCGACTTCGTGAACGTGTTCCTGTACCAATGCGATGGGATAGCTCTGGGCCTGAACGACGCAGCGGACAACTCGTTCAGCAACCTGAGGCTCATCAACGACTCCGCTCGGAGCGCTGGCAATGCCACCGGCATCTATGGTAGCTCGACCATGCAGAACAATCGTTTTTCGAACGTGTTCATCCGGTCGATCGATGGCTATGGGATGAACCTCGAGGGGGCATCCGGAAACACGTTCGTGAATCTGAGGGTACACGGCTGCACACGGCACAATATAGTCGTCCAGGGTCCGGACAACGCCTTCCACAGCGTTCTTACGACGGGCTCCCAGCAGAGCGGTTTGGTGTTCCAATCCGGCAACGCTGCACGGAACAGGATCCACGGTCTCCGCACAGCGGACAACACGCTCAAGGGCGTCCAAGCGTCAGACTCGGCGCTCCCCACCGGAGAGAGTGCCAACGAGATCCACGGCATCACCGAGTCTGGCAACCAGCAAGCGTCAGACCTCGACACGAACAGGCTCCTGGTGGTCGGCCCCACAAGGCGATCCCCAGTCATCCGAAGCGCGGCCGCGGCGGTCACGTATGCAACCCGGCTCGATGGAGACAGCTTCGACAGGTTCGCACTGCGAGCTGACGGAAGGATGGACCTCGGCGCGGGGACATCGGCTCCCGATACGACGCTATACCGCCAGTCCGCGAACGTGCTCGCGACGGACGACCGTCTAGTGGCCGTAGACGGACTGACGACGAAGACGAAAGCTGATGCCCCTACGGATGCCGACTTCAGCTCCCCGCCTGCGGATGGGACCCTTGTGGTGGACACCACCAACAACCGACTTTACGTGCGCATCGGCGGCGCGTGGAAATCGGTGGCCCTCGTCTGAGGAATGAGCGATGCTCCCGTCCGGCGCTGACATCAAGATCGGGCCCTACGAGTTCCACCTCGCGCGCGGCGAGGGGGCCTACCGCTACGTGCGCCAGCCGGTCCAGGACGAGCGTATCGTCGTCTGGGACCACGACGACTGGTCCGGCGGCGAGGGGCTGGAGTTCTACGACCCGAACCAGCCCAACCGCTACTGGTACGGGAAGGCGAACCCGCGCATACCCGGCTCCGTGACGGCTCCTCCCGACCGCGCGCAGGCGAGTCTCACGACGGGAGCGAGCCCGAGCATCGCCGTCTTCGCGAACGGGGCCGGCATCACCTGGGTCTGCTACGAGCGCCGGCTGTTCTACACGAGCAACGGCACAACGTGGACGGCGCACCCGAACAACCCCGTCTTCGCCTCTGGCTACTCAATCACGGCCGCCGCCGCCGTCGGGGACAAGCTGTGGGTTTCCGCCCACAACGGTACAACGCGCCAGGTCGAGGAGGCGACGGCCTCGGCGATCTCGACGGCGGTGAACGACGTGACCGGACCGCCGTTCCTCGGCATGGCCTCGCACGGCGGCTGGGTCTACGGGTGGACCGGCAAGACGCTGCTCCGTTACAACCCGAAGGCGACGCTGCCCATCACCCAGGACTCCACCATGCAGGTCTACCAGCCCGCGCTGGAGACCCTGCCCTCGACCTACTACGGGGCCGCCGCAGGCGGGGCCGACGGCGTGTTCATGCTCTACTCCTCGCCCGGGCAGGCCGTCGTCCACCGCTGGCGGAACTCGGCGGGCGTGGACCTGTGGAACCTCGAGGGCGTGACGGCCAAGGCGATGGTCGTGCGCAGCGGCATCGTCTACGTGCTCGCCGAGGGTCCTGAGGGAAGGGTCGAGCTTCACGGCATGGGCGCGAAGGCACTCCAGCCGATGCACCTCGCGAACGTCGGCGAGGGCGTCGGGGCGGCGACCGCGCTCGCCCTCGGTCCGGGCTACGGGAACACCGTGCTCGCCGCCGTGACCGACGGCACCACCGATTACATCTACGTCTACGATCCCGGGGCTGGCGCGCTCTCCGAGCTCGACGAGCGCGCCCGCGCCACCGACGGCGGGCTCGTCGGTCTCGGCCTGTACGGGCAGCGCCGGCTCTCGGCGCACGGGAGCGCGAGCGCGGTGAAGGTCAACTCCTGGCGCTCCGACCGGGCCCCGGCGACCGGCAGCTGGCAGCTCATCTCGCCGGCCTGGGACCTGGACTCGCCGTACGTTCGGAAGCAGCTCCTCGGCTTCTACGTGGTACAGAAGCCGGGCTCGGGCACCGTGACGGTCCACTACCAGCTCGACGAGGACGGCACGTGGACGAGCGCGGGCACGACGGCGGCGGCGGACAAGCAGAAGTACATCGACCTCTCCGGCTCGAACATCACCTGCTACACGCTGCGGGTGCGCCTCGACGGGGCGAGCGGCTGCCGGCTGCTCTCGGTCGCGCCAAGGCTCTACGCGCTGAGCTACGCGGAGACGTGGGATCTGCGGGTGCAGGTCACCGACCGCCGAGAGTCCACGAACGCCGTGCCGAACGCCTCGGTGCTGCGCGGCTACCTGCGGAGCCTGCACGACAACCGGCAGGCGGTCACGCTCCTCGACGGCCGGCGCTACCAGGAGCGGGGCGGGGACGGCGTCGGCTACTCCACGCACAGCGTGCTCGTGGAGGCCCTGGAGGAGGAGGTCGGGCCGACCGGCGAGGGCACGATGCGGCTCCTGCTCCGGAGCGTGAACCCGTGACGAAGTGGCACCGGCTCATCGGCATCCCGGGTGAGGGCCGCCCCTCACCGTTCGAGACGCTGCGGTGCTCCCCCGAGCCGGAGCTCGCCTGGCCCGAGGAGGTCGCGCCCTACGCGCTCGCCGACACCGAGATGGCCTGGGCCGGCACGTCAACTCTGGCGCTGCTCGCGGAGGGCTGCACGGTCACGAGCACGAACGACCAGACCGGCGTGCCGAATGATGACAGCGACACCGTCGTGGGGTTCAACCAGTCCGGGTACTCCACGCCCAACTTCACACCGAACCTTGCCTCCGACTCCGTCTTCCTCGACGCGCGGGGCCCCGACGGCAACGGCGTCTACCTAATCGTGGGTGCCGTGCGGTTCTCCTCCGACTCCACGGGCCGCCGCCGCCTCGAGCTCCACCGGTCCGACGATGGGACGACCTGGGCCACGCTGCAGATCGTCCGCGTGGCTGCGGTTCCCGGGGCCCCCACGGATGTCCAGGTCGTGTGGATGGGCAAGCTCAACATCTCGCCGGGGAACACTCGCATCCGCCTCGTGGCTGGCCACACCGGGAGCACCTCGCTCACGCTGCTCGCCGCAGGCAAGCGCCTCTCGGTCACCTACCTCGGCGCTCCGCAGTTCACCTCGACCCCGCCCAACCCGAGCAAGATCCTCGGAAGACGGCTGCCCTAGACACGCCTGCTTACCTGCCCATATGGCAGGTGTGCTGCACCGACAGGTGCTCATGACCACCGAGGAGATGGTCGCTGCCGCCGTGCGGCCCGGCCTGTCCCGTGCCGAGGCCACCCGCCTGGTCCGGGACGCCCGGAGAGCGGGCCGCCTCGCCTGGGACGGCATGAGCGCCGACGGCGAGCCCGCCTTCGCGCTGCGCGAGGACGTCTACATCAGGAGCACCGGAGGCTGACATGACCTGGGGGCGATGGGGACCGCCGTGCCAGAGCGACCGGGTGACAATCAAGCTCTTCGGGGCGGATGCGACCTGGCACCCAGCGGGGATCTATCCCGTCAAGTACGCCGAGTTGCTAGCGCTTCGCACCGACTACGGTCGGTTTCTCGTCCAACGCCGACAGGCCGGTTACCTCTCCGACATCCAGACATACGCCTGCCGACCCATCCGGGGCTCGACCACGTCCTGGAGCTACCACAGCTGGCCGAGGGCCCTGGACATCCGGCCCGCTGAGAACCCGATGCGGGACGACGGCGTGCTTGAGACGGACTTCACACGCTTCGGCCTGCTCGATGGCCTGCGCTTCGTCTCGGCGTTCCTCAGCGCTGGCTTCGATTGGGGGGCGACCTGGGACGACACGGATCCCCTATCCAGTGACGAGAAGGTGCGGCTGGTCCGCAGGATGCTGCTGCGGGCCGGGCAGAAGGTCCGGGACGGTCGCGTCGACGCGATGCACTTCGAGCTCGATGACGACTCGGATGCATGGTCCGAGGCCCGGGCGCTCAGGAAGCTGCGGGCCTACCGCGTCCGTCACCCGGTCTACATGCAGCGCGTCCTCGCCTCGGCGGGCGTCAAGACGTGCCGCCAGCTCCTCCGGGCGTGGAGGGACGGGAAGGCATAATGCCGGCCTGGGACCAGCTCGCCGTCGGAGTGGCCGCGATCGTGGGCCTGGTCTACGTCGCCCGCACGCTGCGCCGGACGATGCGCGACGTGCTCGTCTTCCTCGGCAACCACATGTCCTCGCACACGCAGGCGCTCGCCGACGTCCGCGTCGCCCTGGAGCGCGTGGCCGACCGGCTGGAGCGCCTGGAATCCACAACCCGGAGGCGGAGGGCGGCTCCGTGACGTGGCAGGTCTCCACGCGCCACGACTGCGGGCACTGGTCCACCGCCGAGGTCCGCGAGGGGCTGATCGTGACGCCGGAGACCTGCGCGTGGTGCGAGCGCAAGCCCGCGTCGCAGCGCCCCTCGCGCCTGCGGGTCTGGTGGGAGGCCCGACGGATGCGCGCCTGGCTCCGTGGCCTGAGGGGGGCCGATGACCTCGCCTGAGCGCCCCTCGCGATGGTCGAGGCCCTGGCTCGCGATGTGGCTCATCGTGGCCGTCGGCCTTATCACCGCCGCCTTCCTCGTTCCCTTCCGTGCCTGGGCCGTCCTCGCCGCCATCTGCTTCGGGATCCCCGAGGGCATCGCGCTGCTGCGCAAGGACGACGCCCTGCCCCCGCTCACCTACGTCACCGCCTACTACCTCCCACGCTGGCTGACCTTCGCTCTCATCGGAGCCCTCACCGGCTCCATCGGTGCGACCTGGCTCGGGTTCGACCGTCCGCTGCGCCTCGGCGGGCTGCTCGCGCTCTACAGCTGGGCGCTCTCCCACTTCGACGTCACCTACGAGGAGGAGAGCTGATGCCCGAGCTGGTCACGGTCACCTGGCTCGACGCCACGTTCGCCATGGACGAGGTGCCGAAACTGGCAACCGTGGAGACCACGGGTTGGCTCCTGGACACGCGGGACGCGGCGGCGGTCTCGGTCGCCGGCGAGCGCATCGGCGAGGAGGAGTGGCGCGCCGTCACGACCATCCCGCGCGTCTGCGTGATGGAGATCCGCACCCTCGGGGAGGCCGATATTGCTGCTCAGCAATGAGGGCTACCCGGTCGTCCCGCTTGGAACCCACTCAAGTCGCAAGGTGACAAGTCGTGACTGAAGAACAGGAGGAGATCCTGCGCGAGTTCCTCAGGCTGCTGATGGGTCCGACCAAGGACGGTGCGCGCAAGCGTGCGGAGGGCAAGAAGGTCCACTGGAAGCAGGACCCGTCGCACCTGGAGGCGATGTACCGGCACCTGCGGCGCTACGAGGTCGGCGAGCTGGAGGACCCGGACTCGCACGAGCACCCACTGGTCCACGTGGCGTGGAGGGCGCTGGCGCGGGCGTATCAGGAGACGCACCTTGGGTGGGCGTGATGGTGCCTGGACCGCTGCGGGCTTCACCTGCCCCGCCCGCGGCTACGACGCGAGCGTCGTCAGGAGGCTGGAGCTTCCGACCGCGAAGGGGAAGCGTGCCCACGTCTGGCTGCACTGCCTCTGGTGCGAGCACGACTGGGACGTAGACGCATAGGAGGTCTCATGGCTCACCGGGGAGAGCAGGACCTCGAGGCCCTGATCGCAGCCTCGTTCGAGGGCAGCAGACCTGGCACCAGGTGTTGGGCGAACGACCTCGAGGGGCCGGCCGCCGAGTACGTCGCGGCGCTCGTGCAGGCGAGGGCCAGCGGTCGCAGGCCGGTCACCATGACGGTCTGGCGCATCCTGCGCGACCGCTTCGGTGTCCATGTCGGCCGGACCAGCGTGGACCGCCACCTCAGGGGGGAGTGCTCATGTCCGAGGTAGAGCGGCTGGTCGCCGACAGCCTCGACGAGCAGGAGCTCATCGGCGTCCTCGAGCAGCGCGGGTACGTGGTGCATCGGCCGGAGCCGCCCGCGCCGAAGGCGGAGCTCGACGTCTCTCGCCTCCGGGGGGACCGCGTGCGTATCGGGGTCGTGTCCGACCTGCACTTCGGCTCCAAGTGGCAGCAGCCGACGTACCTGCGAGAGCACTACCGCTACTTCCGCAAGCGCCGCGTGCAGGCCGTGCTCATCCCGGGCGACATCACGGATGGTGCCTCGAGCATGCACGCCGGCTTCGAGTACGAGGTCTGGGCCCACGGCTTCGACGCGCAGAAGCAGGCGGCGCTCGAGGGCATCCCGGACATCGGCGTGCCGCAGTACCTCATCGCCGGCAACCACGACGCCTCCCACTGGAAGGCCTCGGGGGCCGACATCGTGCAGGCGATCTGCTCCGAGCGTGACGACCTGAACTACCTCGGAGGCGGGCGGTCCCGGTTCGGCTCCGTCGGCTACGTCGAGGTGGCTGGCGTGCTGATCCAGCTCTGCCATCCGCACCTCGGCATCACCCGCCAGCGGTCCTACCGCCTGGAGACCTGGATCGAGCGCCTGCAGCCGCCGCGACCGCGCCTCGTGGTCATGGGCAACTTCCACAAGACCGCCGAGATCTACGACGAGGGCCGCAACTGCTGGGGCATCATGGTCCCCTCGTTCCAGGCCCAGTCCAACTGGATGGCGAGCAAGGGCATCTCCTCGGTGGTCGGCTCGTGCATCCTCGAGTTCGGCACGGCCACGAAGGGGCTCGCCCCCTCCCTCTCCATCGAGTGGCTCCTCGAGTACGAGCCGCGCCCGAACGACTGGCCGGGAGGTGCGCGATGAACGACCTCCGCTCCGACCTGTACCGCACGTTCCAGCGCCTCGCGGCGGGCGGCCTGCAACCGACGCTCGCGCTCGGTGCGCTCGCCCTGCTCCTCGAGGGGTGCCGGCGCGCCGAGGACGAGGAGGCCGCTGCCGCCATCCTCGAGCTGATGGACATCCTCGACGGCGGGGCGAGCACGCACGTGCTCGCCCGCTTCCGGGAGGGCTGATGTACGTCTTCCGCGCCTGGGTGGACGAGCACGGCTGGAACGAGGATCGCGAGCACGAACGCTGCCAGGGCCGCTGCCAGCACCTGCGCCTCGGCGACCTCAACCGCCAGGACGGCGGCAACGTCATCCGCTGGGTCTACCGGCGCTGGCCGCCGTACCTGCGCATCCTCATCGGGCGGCGCTACTGGCCCGTCCTGAGGGTCGGACGGCGATGAGCCCCGTCAACGCCATCCCTCGCTTCATCTGGGCGCTCAAGCCTCGTGAGCCGTGGCAGGTCGCCGCCGGCTGGATCGCGTGCAAGCAGGGCTTCGCCTGCTGGCGGGAGGCCGGTGAGCTCCGCATGACCCTCGCGAGCCGAGGCTCGGCGCTGCGCTGGGAGCTCGGCGACAACGTCGAGCCCTTGCTCCGCCACCCCGAGCGCGAGCACGACATCATCCTCCGTGCGTGGCCTCCGCCCTACCCCTCGCTCGTGGACTGGCTGCTGGCCGAGCCGGGAGCTTGACGCGGTGCGTACGATGCGTGGTGCGAGATCCGGGCCCGGGTGAAGCCGGGGCTCCGGAGGTTTTCGGAGCCTCGGCTTTTCCTTTCGATCTCGACGCCGAAATGAAAGCCGCGAGGCCCGTCGCTTACGATCTCACCGTGCTCCCGGCAACCCTTCGCAGATGTGGCCGACGCCCGGGCGAGAACGGTTGACAGCCGACCCCGAGGGGTGTATCGTCCGCACCATGGCAGCGCCGATGCGTGAGAAGTCGGACCCGAGGCGACCGACCCGCGAGCTCGTGCGGAGCCTTCTCGCCGAGGGGAAGCGCCCTGCTGACATCGCCGCGATCCTCGGGCTCACCCGAGCCCGCGTCTACCAGCACATCCGGCGGCTCAGGCGAGAGGAGGAGTCGTGAAGGCCCTCTACCGCGTTGAGCTTGAGTTCGAGCTGCCGAAGGCGCTCGGCACCTGGCTCGATGGGGAGCTCAGGGAAGCCGGCTGGGACACGCGCGTCCTCACCCTGAGCGAGACGCAGTGCCTCACCGCTGTCCACCGGTGTGAAGCGTGCAGCGCGGACGAGGCGTACGAGTACATCCGCACGTGGCTCGCCGGCGTCCTCGAGAACCTCGGTCTCCTGTTCCCGCGCCTGCACGGTCTGCGGGTCGTGCACGGGGAGGGGCGATGACGCGGAGCTACAGGGTCGCGTTCGAGCTCAAGCCCGTGCCGCAGCAAACGCCTTTTGCCCGGTGGCTCGTGAAGCGCCTGAGGGAGGCTGACTGGGAGTGCGCGGTCGGGGCAAGCCGAGAATGGCTGGTCGTCGCGAGATCGACCGTCGCCCAAAGCGCGCACGAGGCTTACGAGGACGAGCGCGAGTGCCTGGATGTGCTGTTCGAGGAACTCGGAGTCCCGCTCCCCATCCTCGAGGCAGCCCACGTCACACCCGAGGAGGAGGAGCGATGAGCCCGCTGCTGTCCTGGCTCGTGTTCTCGGGCGTGGTCGTCCTGGCCTGGCTCATCGCGAGGGAGGCGGCGTGACGAAAATCGCTCCTCCCCCGAGCATCTTCGACTTCGCGCTGATCCCCGACGAGCCACCACGCAACGAGGTTCTCATCCCCCGCCTCAGGGAGCTACCTGTCGCGGAGACGGAGCCTGGCGATCGGGCAGCGCCGCTGGACGTCGGATACGAGCGCCGACCGGTCCGCCTGTTCACGCACATGCGCCGCGTACCGGCCGAGACCCCGCCCGACGTATCCTCCGCAGTGCTCGACGATCTACTCCGCAGGCTCTCCGCCGCCATGCGCCAGCACGGCGTCAAAGTTCTCGTCGGGCAGCTCCGGCTGGACGTCGAACCGATTTACACAGAGGTCGAAGTGCCGGGTCGGGGTCTAGTGCGGCTGTTCGAGCGGCTCCGGCTGGTTCACCCTCGGCGGGAGCGGGTGCTGGCCGAATACGCCATTCGTCTCTCAGGGAGGGCCGCATGACCCCCGAGCAGATCGGCACCGCCCTCTGGCACGCCAAGCTCGAGACCGCCCTGCTCCGGCGCGTGATGGTGCAGGCCACCGCCGAGGGCTGGCACCCCCACACGGAGACCCTGCACGCCGCAACGCGCGCGCTCGACGGCGTGATCTCGGTGCTGGAGGTCGCGCTCGCGGAAGGAACCCATCCGGCCATCGCGCTCGACCAGTGGCTCGCGCTCGAGGCGCTGGCGAGCCTGACCCCGCAGGAGGAACGGTGAGCGCCACGGACCTGCTGACGGACGCCCTGAGCCGCATCCACGACATCGAGGATGCGATCAAGGACGGGCGGCGGTTCTACTCGACGGACGACCAGACGCTCCGGCGGTGGGCCGACCGCTACCTGTGGCAGCTGGTCCACGACCACCTGCCCAACGTGGCCGAGCTCATCCGCCGAGCCAGGGACGAGATCGCGACCGGGGCGGCTGTGGGGGCGGAGACCTCGGGCCCGGGACCGCGTACCGCCACGCGCCCCGGTACGCGCTCGGAGGTGGGGTGATGCTGCTGTTCCTGGCCTGCGCGCTGCTCTGGGTCGTCGTGGCGACGCTCGTCAGCCTGGGCTTCGGTCGAGCAGCGCGCCTCGGCGAGCGGGACGGCGAGGACGTGAGCCGGGCTGGGGCTCGAGGTGGGGAAGGCTCCCCCCGGCCCGGCTCGCCCACCTGCATCCGTTGCGGCGCAGCGGTGGACATCTGGTGCATCTGTCGGCGTGCGCTCTGCGCCCGGTGCGCGACCGTCCACCTGCCGGCCTGCCGGACGCACCGGGACTTCGTGCGCCACCTGGACGAGGAGCACGAGGAGGACTACCTGGGCCGATGAGCGAGTTGTTGTGGTTTCTCTTTGGCGCGGTCATGTTCCTGATCGGGGTCATGCTCACGGAGTGCCTCAAATGAGCTCCGTCCCTCTGCGCGGCGGTCTGCGATGGGATAGCCCCGGTGTCTGCCGAGACTGCGGTTACCGGGTCAGGCTTCACGGCCACGCTCTCTCGTGCCCGCGTGCTCGGTGCGGCCAGTGCGGCAGGCATCCGAGCGACCATCACCGGCGCTGCCCCGCGTACAAATCCGGACCTCTCGCCCAGGAGGCCCGGACCGGTGGGGCAACCATCGCGAGCAGGATCATGGGCCGCCCCGAGCCGGCCATGGATGACCCATGCCCGTGGCATCCCTCGGAGCGCTGGGGCGACTGCGCTGGCTGCGCCGAGGCTGCGGACCGCGATGACTTCCCGTTCGACGAGGAACAGCCATGAACGCTGAAGGCGGATACGACATCACCACCGTCCTGCTCAACCTGCGGGGTGCGCTCGAGCTCGTCGAGCGGTTCCTCGACGAGCTCGAAGACCGGGTCGAGGCCCTGCTCGAGGACAACAGGAGGCAAGCGTGATGGACGGCAGCACGACCCTGACGCTCCTACCGACGGCGTCAGCGGAGCACGATCCCAAGGATGACGAGCGCCGGGCCGAGTGGGCCGCTGCGGTCGTGGCGGCCCTCGCGGAGATGCCAGCCGTGCCCAAGAACAAAACCGCGGCCACGGGCTCGTATTCGTACCAGTACGCCGACCTGCCCTCCATCCTCGAGGCGGTTCGGCCCGTGCTCGCTCGCCACGGCCTGGCCATCTCGCAGGAGGTCTCCACCCGCGACGGCTACATCCAGGTCACGACGTTGTTGCTACACAAGAGCGGGCACTGGGAGGCCTACGGTCCGCTCGCCATGCCTGCGGGGCAGAACGCGCAGGCCTCTGGGTCGGCGATCACCTACGCCCGGCGCTACGCCCTGACGGCCGTCCTCGGCATCGCCGCTGAGGACGACGACGACGGGCAGGCGGTCTCCACTGCCGACCCTCCTCGCCGCCGCCCGTCCCGCAGCTCGGCACCCGGCTCGGCGGCCACCCGACCGCATCCCGCCGCCGAGTCGGGCACCGAGCGCTGCCCGAGCTGCGGCTCAGACCGGATCCTCAGGCTCGCCGACGGTGAGCGCAAGTGCCGCAACTGCAGCCAGGAGTGGAGGCCGGAGCTGTGAGCCGGACCGGGAGGGGCAAGGGGGAGGCCTCGCGGCCCCGGCCCGGCTCACCCTATGGCCGCTGCGAGCGCTGCGGCCGACCGCTCGTGCTGCGCGAGGAGCCCGGCCACCTGTGGCTGGAGTGCGAGACGCACGGGCGGCCCGGGATCAGGAGGGGGAAGTGAACGCCTACGCCCACCTCGTCTGCGGGCACATCGTCTCGGTTCCCGAGGCGACCGAGCGCGGCGATCTCGTCGAGTGCTGGCGCTGCCGGGTGCCGGCGGTCCTCGTCTGGCGCGTGGCTTCCTCCAGGCGCCGGCCCGTGCCCGGCATCCACGTCCCGGAATCACAGGCTTGTGATCCCGCAGGAAGGCCCATTCCGGGCTCTCAGAGCCACGGAGAGCCCCGTTCGCGAGTGGGGCAGGGTGATGGGCGCGGGAAGGGGGTTCGGGCGCTCTCAGAACGCGAGAGGCGGTCATGAGCGTCATCAACACCCTACCGTTCGCCCAGATCCCCGAGTGGCTCCTCGACGCGCCGGTCAGCGACCGGGCGGTGAGGCTGTACGGCATCCTCGCCCGGTACGCCGGCAAGCAGGGGCACGCCCATCCGAGCCGGCGAACGCTGGCCGAGAGGCTGGGCTGCTCGCTGGACTCGGTGGACCGGGCCCTGGCCGAGCTCTGCCAGGTCGGGATCCTCGAGGTGCGCCACCGGCCCGCCGCCGAGGGGTCGAAGGAGCTGACGACGAACGACTACATCCTGCGGCCAGGTAGCCGCACGGCTGCGGCGGGGGGTAGCCGCACCGGTGCGGCAGAGAACGAGAGCCATATAGAACTACCAGAGAGAGAGATAACTAGCGTTATCTCTCTCTCTGGCGCGAAGCGACGTCGCGCCCGCAACGGCTCGCCGAGGAACGACCCGATCTACGAGACGCTGTTCGCCCTCGAGACGGGCGAGGCCTACTCGGCGGAGGCCCGCTCTCGGCTGACGAGGAAGGCCGCCGACGCTCTCAACGCCGCAGCGGCCGAGATCCGGGCCACCGGAATCAGCCGGGACGAGCTCCGCGCGGCCATCGCCGCCTGGCCGCGCGTGATGGGCGACGCGACCTGCACGGCGCACGCGGTGGCCAAGCACCTACCGAGGCTCCGCGCCGCTGCTCGCGGCCTCGTGGCTCGGCGGAGCGAGTTCGACGAGGTGGCGGCCGAGGTCGAGCGCCGGCTCGAGGCGAGGGGGAGCCGGTGACCGACCTCGTCCGCGCCGTCACCCGCATGCTCGGTGCCTTCGCCGCCGTCACCCCCGAGCGCGCCGAGATCTACGTCGAGGCCGTTCGGGACGAGCGCCTGTGTGAGCGCTGCGCGACCGAGGCCGCGCGCACGCTCACGCGCCGGGCCAAGCGCCGGCCTGCACCGGCGGACCTGCTCGAGGAGACCCGCGACGTCATGGCGACGAGCCTGCACGCGCAGCACGTGCCCCAGCGGGCGCAGCTCGGGGCCGGCGAGCCGGAGGGCTGGTGGCGCAGGCAGGCTCCGGCGCTCGTGCTCGAGGCCTGGCCGGATCTGTCCGACCGGGAGGTCGGGCTCGTCTGCGCCGAGCTCCAGCGCCAGGCCTCGGTCGGGGTGCTCCAGGCCGACGAGGCGGAGGTGCGGACCAGCCTCGGCTGGGTGGACGACTACGGGCCGACGACCGAGCGCCTCTGGTGGCAACGCTGGCTTGAGGGGAGGCGGTCGTGACCTCGCCCCACCGCAAGGGCTCCCGCGCCGAGCGCGAGGTCGTCGCCCTCTGGCGAGCCAACGGCTGGCCCCGTGCCTGCCGCTCCCCCGGCTCGGGCTCGCTGCGGCCATACGGTCCCCGCGACGCCTCGCCGTGGCCGGGCGACCTGGCGAACGTCGAGCCGTGGATCGTCGAGGTCAAGTGCGACGAGCGCGCTGCCGTGGTCGGCCGCCACGGCATCGAGGGCGAGGCGTTCGTGCGGGCCACGCTGCGGCGGATGCCGTCGGTCCCGATCGTCGGGTCGAGGCGCTACCGCTGCCTCTGGGTGCGCTCGAACCGCCGGCCCTGGCGGGTGTGGGTCCAGCCCGACCTGCTGGAGCGAACGCACATGGGGCGCGTGCCCTACGTCTTCGGCTGGCTGGAGCTGCCCCCTGAGGAGTTCTTCGAGCTCGCGAGGAGCTTGGCGTGACTGCTCAGGAGCCGCTGGTGGACGTGGCGATGGCTGGCCTGTACCCGATCAGTATCGCCGAGGCGAACGAGCTGCTGGTCCGGTGGGGTCACCGCCTCGGTCCCGTGCATCGTCCGTTCCGGCAGGAGGCGTACGTCCTCACCGTGGACGGCCGACCTGTGGCGGTGGCGACATCCGGCAGCATCGTCAACGGCCCGGTGGCCGGCTACCGGCGGGACGAGGTGGTGGAGCTCACGAGGCTCGCTGCGTGCGAGCCCTGGGCCACGAGGGTGATGCTGAGGCTGTGGCGCGAGGTGTGTGCCCCGCGTTGGGCCTGCTGGCCGGTCAAGGCCGCCGTCTCCTATTCCCACAACGCCATGCACCGTGGGGACATCTACCGGTTCGACGGGTGGACGAAGATCCGCGAGGACGCGGGCTCGACCGGCGGCGGTACGTGGTCGCGCAAGCGCATGCAAAGCGACGCGGTCTACGGTCGGAAGACCCTGTGGATCTGGCGCTACGAGGCTGTGTGCGAGGAGGCTCGATGCGGACCTGTGACGCCTGCGGCGGACGGGTGACCAGCCGCTCGCAGCAGGTCTGCGGACGATGCTGGCGCGAGCTGCACTCGCCGCGCCTGTCGCCGCTGCCGCTGTTCGCGGCCCTAGCCCGCGCCGGCCTGACCTGGGCCGACGCTGGTCGGCTCTACGACCTGCGCTACGGCACGCGCCCCCGCACCGGCCAGCGCTACCTCTGGCGCGCCCATCAGCTCGGGCGCATCAGCGTGGCGGAGGCCGACCGCTGGGCCTGCGTGCTCGGCTGCACGATCCACGACCTGTGGGAGGAGGCGAGATGGACAGCGTAGACGAGAACGCCATGACCGACCCCGCTAGTGGGACGAGGGAAGGAGGAGCCAAGATGGATCTGGAGCCGAGGCGGTATCGCAAGCGCCCCGTGGAGATCGAGGCGTTGCAGTGGGACCCCTCGACGAAGGAGAGCATCGCTGCGATGCTCCGATTCTGCCCGGCGGCTGGAAGCCTGCTGAGCAAGGATGGGCGGGTCCCTGCGCCAGACCTGAAGCTACAGGTCAAGACGTTGGAGGGCATGCTCGAGGCCTCGCCCGGCGACTACATCGTGCGCGGCGTGCAGGGAGAGTTCTACCCGGTCAAGCCTGACATCTTCGAGGCGACCTACGAGCGCGTCTACGAGGAGTAGCGGCGGAGCCCGAGGCGGGATCGGAGGAGGCGAGATGGACAGCGTGACGAAGGTGGCGGGCAAGCTCCCCTGGGGCACGAGCGTTCCCCGCGCCTGGGTCGGCTACTCCCTGCTCGCGTCCCGTCGTCGCCGGCGCTGGATCGACCGTGGCCTGTGCGGCCAGCTGCCGCACGTCGACCCCGACTGGTGGTACCCCGAGCGGAGCTCCGAGGACCGCGCGACGAAGGGGTTGACGTTGGCCGAGCGGCGAGCCAAGGCGATCTGTGTCGTCTGCCCGGTCCGGGAGGCGTGCCTGCGGGAGGCGCTGGAGACGTGCGACCCCTGGGGCATCTGGGGCGGCACCCTACCCTCGGAACGCAAGGACGCCGCGCACCGGGACGACTGCGAGCCGGGCACGAGAGCGCGGCCCCGGGACCACCGTGCCTGCCGGCCCGTGGATGAGCAGGTGGACATCCTGCTGAGGTCGATGGACGAGCAGGCCTCGATGTGGGGCCTCATGGGACAGGAGGTGGTCGCATGACCGTCATGCCGATGCCGTCGCAGGAGCCGAGCCAGCTCGCCTTCGAGGGCGAGGGATGGCCGAAGCCCGAGGGCGTGCGCTTCACGCTCCTCGGCACCCGCGACCTACCGACCGACCGGGGCGGGTTCGCCTTCCACGAGTACGTGACCGGCAGGTTCAAGGGCCACATCACCGGTCGGCGGCATCGGGAGCGGGGCGACGGCACCGTGCTCGTGTACGAGATCACGGTGCTCGAGGCGGAGCTCGACCGATGAAGCCGTTCTACAGCGAGCAAGACCTGCACGAGCGGCTGCTCCGCTTCGAGCAGCGCTACGGGTTGTCGTCCGAAGAGTTCCTCCGGCTCTACGAGAAGAGCGGAGCGACGGTGGCGGGCGAGTGGGTTTACCTGACGGTGCCGAGGTATGGGCTGTGGGCCGTGAGCGTCGCGGATGCCTTCGTCTGGGCGGGCCTCTGCCACCGGCTCGGGATCGGAGGTGGCGACTGATGCCGCGCGTCGTCTTCTCCTCCGACGAGGAGTGGGGCGGCGAGCCCGTGCTCTCCTACCAGGAGCACGAGGATGGCAGCCTGGAGGTGCGGCTGCCGGGCGGCGAGGCGCGCACGTACGAGCCCGGCACCTGGGAGCTGTACGTCCCGCAGCTCCTCGGACGGCTCCCGCTCGTCAGGCTGAGACCCGACGGAGCAGCTTCGAGACCTGCCACGGATGCCAGCGCTCCGCATAGCGGGGCTTGAGACCTTCCTCGGCCAGCCGCTCGCAGATGCGCTCGAGCGAGTAGCCCTCGCGCCGCAGCTCGGCGATGCGCCGCAGCACGCGCTGCTCCTCGGGCACCGGGATCAGCGTCCCGGAGGCGGCGGCGTACCCGAACGGCGGCCTCCCGCCCGCGTACTCCCCGCGCTCGGCCTTGAGCCGGCGAGCCGAGGCGAGCCTGCCCTTGATGACCGCACGCTCGTAGGCGGCGATGAGCCCGAGCAGGCCTCGGACGAGCGCCCGGGTCGGGTCCTCGTCCGAGCTCGAGATGTCCGGCTCCGTGGCCGAGATGACCTGCTTGCCCCTCGCCTCGAGCCGGCGAACGACGGTCTCCTGCACGATGATGTCGCGCGCCAGGCGGTCGAGGCGGTAAACGACTAGGGCCTCCGCCGCCCCGTCCTCGAGCCGGGCGAGCGCACGTGCAAGCCCGGGACGCTCATCGAGCGGGGCGGTGCCGGAGATCCCCTCATCCCGCTCCCCCGGGACGAGCACGTACCCGTTCCGCTGCGCCCACGCTCGGCAGGCCTGGAGCTGTACATCGAGCCCGAGCCCGTCGGTGGCCTGCTCGGTCGTGCTCACGCGAAGGTAGGGGAGGGCTCGGGGCGGCTTGCGCCCAGGCCCACGGTCAGGGCTTGCGCCCGTAAACGCACTCGGACGGTTCATCTAGGCTCACCTCCACGCTCCGGCGAGACTGGGGGACGGGCCGCGCTCGTGGCCTGCGAGCCGCGCGCCCCCCGGCTCGCGGTTCAACGCTCTCGGGCAGTCGGGATGTGCTCCCGTACGCACGCCGAGCAGAGTCTCGTCGGGGATCTGCTCGTCCGGCTCGCGGTCGAGCTCGTCCCCGCACCAGTCGCAGCGACCGTTCATCGCTCTCACGCGCCCTTCCTCATCCACGCGGCCTCACGAGCCGTCGGTGACCACGCACGGGGCTCGGTCGCCGGCTCGCTCTCCCGCTCGAGCACGCGGTCAGACTCACCGCTCAGGATGTCCCGGCAGTACCAGCAGTGGTCGGCGTTCTTCGGCGGGTCGGTGTGCTCGCCGTTCCGGTGATCCTGCTCGGCGAAGCGGCGCATCGTCGTACCGTCCATCCTCACCACCCGATCCTCAGGTACCCGTCGTGCAGCATCCCGAGCACGACGTACACTCCGAGCACGGCGGCAGCGACCAGGGCCGCCGCCACGACCTGCGCGAGCGTCCGCAGGGAGTCTGCGAACAAGGCCTTCCACACGGGACTCACCTCCCCCGAGCCGGCCCCTCCGGCTCAGGGCCGGGCCCGATGGGCCCGGCCCTCAGCCGTGGGACCTAGACCTCCTCGAGCTCCTCCCGGTACTTGCCCACGGTCACGTAGCGATGCACGTGCTCGGCCCCCGGCGACGGGTAGTCGCCGCACTGGCACCACGTGTCCCTCACGACCTCGGTGCCGCAGCGCCTGCAGACCTCGGTGATCGTGACGCCGCCCCCGTGGCCCCAGACACCGGGGTTGTCGCGCAGGCCGCCGACGAGCCGGTAGAGGGTGCCGTCGTCGACCCACTCGTGCTCCTCGCCGTTCGGGCAGGTTGTGGCCGCCTCCGGCTCGATGCGCCGGGCAACCTCGCCCACCTCGCGGCGCTCATCTCCCACGACCTCGACGAGCCGCTCGACCACCCACGCCGTGTCGCTGATCTCGGTCGGGTCGATCCACTCGCCGACGCGCTGCCGAGCCTCCGCGATGGCCTCCTCGTCCGATCCGGCCTCGAACGGGTCGGACTCGGCGCCCTCGTCACCCACTAGCGCGTACCACCGTGCCATCTCCTCTCACCTCCCCCGAGCCGGCCCCTCCGGCTCCGCCCCGAGCCCTCGGGCGAGGGCTCGAGACGCAGCTGTGGGACCTACTCGCCGACGTACCAGCGGCGATGGGTCGGATCCGCCCACCACGGCTCGGCACACTCGTTCTCCAGGTAGGCGGCGAAGGACTCGCCCCACTCGGCGAGTCGAGCGTCGTCGTGACCGATACCGCAGCCGACGACGTAGTGGTTCCAGGGCCGCCGGCTCGTGTCCTGCACGACCGCGTAGCCGTCGGACTCGATGCGACGGATGAACTCCTCGATGTCGCGCTCCAGGTCGTACGTGGAGCACCCCCCAATCCGATTGCCCACCGAGATGGCCATCCTGCCTCACCCCCTGTGGCCCGCCCCTCGGGCCTCACCGTCACCCTACACCCTCACGGTGAGCCTGGTCAATCCCCCTCCGCCCATCTTCATCGGTTTGTACAAACGATCGCCGAGCCGTTGTACGGATCGTCCCGGCCGGCTCGAGGGCTTGCGCTCGAGCGGATCGGAGCGAGCGACCGTGAGGCGGAGGCGAGCAGCCGATAGGGCAGCCGTGAGGCCGAGCGGAGCGGCCGCGAGGCCACGCACTCGGGGGGTGCGTGGCCCTGCGTCCTCGAGCGCTGGAGCCCGCGATCGCGCCCCTGAGGGCCCGCAACCGCCCGCCCGACCCTCACCCTACCTACAGGTAGAGTGAAGCCGCAGGTCAGGGACCCCACAATCGAGGCGGGGGAGCGCTCGGGAGAGGGCAGGGAGTCGAACGAGCGTTCGACCGGGGGGCGATACCGGGGTCCATAAACGCGCGCGTGGAGAAGGATGTAGTCTCCCCCACGCACCCCGTTTCACGCATTCCGCCCGGTGCATGGCTCTGAACGTGCCCACATCTGCGCGCTGGTGACCGGTTCTGCTCGGTGTAGGCGGGCTCTGAAGATCCGCGCCGTGCTCGGCAGCTCGGCGGGTGGTGCTCGGGGGTCGCTCGCGACATCAGGGGCAGCCACCGTGGCGGCGGGGTGAGCCGTTCCGCCACGGGGCCGGCGAGCGACCCCCGAACGGTTCCTGGCTCTCGGTGAAGGATACCGGTGAGGTGGCTCGGGGGTGGTGCTCGTGCAGCTTCGGCGTGGAGTGTCCCTGACGGAGGGTAAGGGAACCAAGGCCCAAAATCAAGGGCAAGCGCGCTTGCGCGGCTTCCAGACCTGCGCGCCCTTGCGGCTGTTGCAGTCGTGGCAGGAGAGCACGAGGTTGTCGAGGCGGTTGCTGCCGCCCAGGGCGACCGGGACGATGTGGTCGATCTCCTCGCCGGGCGCGCCGCAGTAGCGGCAGAGGCCCCCGTCGCGGCGGAAGACCTGGCGGCGAACGCGGAGCGGGATCGGCCAGCGCTCCTTGATGAGCCTGGCGTAGGCCTCCTCGTCGAGGGGGGGTTCCTCGGAGACCGTGCCGTCGGGGTGGGTGATGCGGACCGGGCCGGCCTTGGTGTAGTAGTGCGGGTCGCTCGGGTACCTCAGGCGCTTGCGTGCCACGGGCCGAGCGTGCTGCCCTTGTCGAGGGCGAGACCATGCCGGCGTGGCGTCACCCAACTCCAAGCGTGGCCGCGAGAAGCTGCGCGGCGGTATGCCCACGGCCGCTCGGGCGAAGGAGGTCGTGGCGCTGCGCGAGCGTGGCTACTCGGCCACGCAGATCGCGAAGAAGCTCGGGCTGTCGGAGCGTCGCATCTGGCAGATCCTCGCCTACGCCAGGCAGGAGGGGATGGCGGCCTCCGTCATCGTCATCCCGGAGCCGATGCGCCCGGAGCAGCTCGAGGAGCCCTACCGGTCGATGGTGCATCCGCCCTCGGCGGAGGGGTTCGAGCGGTTCTTCGTCGAGTTCTCCGGCTACGAGTACCTGCCGGCGCACGCGAAGCAGTGGGTCCGGGACTTCTTCGAGCACCGCTACCTGCTGCTGAACGTGCCGCCGGGGCACGCGAAGACGACGGTGATGGCGGTGTGGCTGCCGATCTACCTGCTCTGCGGGAACCGGGACGAGCAGATCATCATCATCTCCAAGACCGGCGAGGGCGTCCGCAAGGTCACCCAGGAGATGTTCACGCACCTGGAATCGAACACCAAGCTGCTCCAGGTCTTCGGGCGCTTCCGGCCGGACAACACGCTGTTCCCCTGGCGGCCGCAGGCGGGTGAGGGGATGGTCGCCGGCAGGCGGACCGAGGGCGCGACGGGTGACCTGTCCATCCAGATCCGGGGCTCGGGGCAGCAGATCCTCGGGCGGCGCGCCACGCTCATCATCGCCGACGACATCACGGACGAGAAGATCGCGCGCTCGGACACCGAGCGGGAGCGCGAGGAGCGCTGGTTCCGGCGCGAGGTGCTCTCGCGCCTGGTGAAGGGCGGGCGGGCGCTGGTCATCGGGCAGCGGGTCCACCTGCGGGACATCTACGGCACGCTCGACAAGCTGCGGATGACGCGGCTTGCGGGCGCGCCGAAGCTCTGGCACACCATCCGCTACCCCGCCGTGCTCGACTGGGGGAACCCCGCCGAGGGAGTACCGCCGAAGGTGCTCTGGCCGGAGGAGAAGCCGTTCGAGGAGCTGATGGAGCAGTACGAGCTCCTGGGCCAGGACGGCTTCGAGTGCCTGTACCAGCAGAACCCGCACACCGAGCACCGCCGGCTCATCCAGGAGGCCTGGATCCACGGCGAGGCCGATGCGCCCGGGTGCCTCGACCGGGACCGCACCTGGGGCACGCCGCCCTCCTCGCCGCCGGCCAGCGGGACGTGGGTCAGGGCCATCTCGGTGGACCCCTCCCCGACGGCGTACTGGGGCATCGTGGTGGCCGACGTCGCCTTCGCCCCGGGCGCCCGGGAGTTCGAGGCGGTGCTGCTCGAGGTGCTGCGGGACAAGCTCCAGCTGCGGGAGGCGAACGAGCAGCTCGACCGGATGATCGCGACCTACCGCCCGGAGTACCTGATCGTGGAGAAGAACCTGGCCCACTTCTGGCTGCAGACGCCGGAGTTCGGCTCCATCTCGAGGCGGGTCCGGGTCAGGCCCCACACCACGACGCGGGAGTCGAAGAACGACGCGCACTTCGGCATCGAGTCGCTCGCCGTTGACTTCCGGGCCGGGCGGGTGCGGTTCCCCTACGGTGACGCCGAGTCCCGCCGGATGAGCGACCTGCTCATCAACGAGGCGATGGTCTACCCGCAGGGGGACACCGACGACGTGCTGATGGCGCTGTGGTTCCTCAAGTACAACGCGCGCGCCCTTGTGCCGGGCATCAGCATGGCTACGACGTTCCGTGGCGGGCTCGCGCCCGGCTTCACGGGCGGCTGGAGCGCGTACTGGGAGGCCCATGAGCGACGAGCGGGTGACCGAAAGCAGGCTGTCTGAGGAGTACCTCGTCAGCTTCCGCGAGCAGATCGGCGAGACCTACGCGACCTGGAAGGCGCGCGTCCAGGACGTGGACGCGCTGCTGCGCGGCGAATGGCCGGTCCTCAAGCAGGGGGAGAGGAGGGAGGTTAACTTCCCGCTGGTGCAGAACGTCGCCGAGACGTTCGTGCGCGACCTCGGGCGCATCGTCGCCGAGGTCACGCCCACGCCGCGCTCGCCGGCGAAGAACGACACCGACCGGGAGACGCAGAAGGCGCTGGTCCGCGCCCAGGTGGCCGAGACGCACTGGCAGGCCGACCGTGGCCCGCTCATGGTCCCGCTGTGGGCGATGGACCTCGCGGTCACCGGCGCGGCCTTCGCCGTGTCCTGGGTGGACCGCTCGCCCTATCCGCGCTTCATGCGGGTGGACCCGCGCTTCTGCTACCCCGACGTCTTCAACGGCCAGCTGCAGGAGCTCCTCGTCGTCCAGCGCGTGAAGCGCCGCGTCGCCGAGCGGCTGTTCCCCGACCTCGACCTCGGGCGAGCGCAGCGCGGCTCGGACACCGTGGAGATCTGGGACCTGTACTGCTACGACGAGGTCGTCAAGGCGGTGGCGGCGCTCGGAAACAACGGGAAGCCGCTCGGCCCGGGAGGCGTCCGCATCGTCAAGCGCTGGCGGCACGACCTCGGCGTCCCGCCGGCGGCGATGGTGCAGCTGCCCTCGCCCGACGGGCGCATCGTCGGGATGCTCGACCAGGTGGGCGGTTCGCTCGTGGCGAAGAACCGCATCGTGCAGCTGCTCGTGGACTACATGGACCAGCTGGTCCACTCACCGCTCGTGATGAAGAACGTGCTCAACCCCGAGGACCCGCCGGGGCCGAGGACCATCTACCAGCTCGACCCGACGAGCGAGTCGGGCATCACGCGCCTGCAGATGCCGGGGGTTCCGCCCGAGGTGCTCTCCATCATCGGCTTCCTGGACACGCAGGAGCGGGGCGGCCTCGCCTACCCGGCCTCGCGCCAGGGCGAGGTCCGCCAATCCATCGCCTCGGCCGCTTTCGTCGCCTCGACGCAGGGCTCGCTGACCTCGCTCGTCCGCCAGATCCAGATGCTCCTCGGCGACCTCCGCCAGCAGATCCACCGCGTCGGGTTCCAGCTGGACGAGCGGTACCTCGACCGCGAGAAGCCGCTGTACCGGCCGGTCGGGAACCAGGCGACCTACCGCCCGACCAAGGACATCGACGGTCGGCACGAGATCGAGATCGTCTACGGCGTCGGTGCCGGCCTGGACCGGCTGAACGCCGACGTCCGGCTCCTCCAGTTCCGGGGGGCCGGCATCATCTCGGACGAGACGGTTCGGGCGAACGTCGAGTTCCTGAGCGACCCGCAGGCCGAGCCCGA